AAAATCTAAAGTAGATTTAGATGTTGAATCTGTTAGTATGCAGAAGATTTCAATTCTAGAAACAGAAGCAGAAATGGAAAGGTACCTACCTTTAGGCTTAAATGATGAGTACGATCAAAGTATGAGGTTTACTAATACTGATCTAATACTTATTGGAGGCAGAAGAGGCGCAGGTAAATCATTTACTTGTGCAAACTTAATAGTAAATCAATATCTTCAAGACAATAGTTCTTTGTACTTTACAATAGAAATGACAAAAGAACAAACTTTTAGACGTATGGTGTCAATAGCTACGGGAATTCCAATAAAGAGACTGCAAGAAAGAATGTTATCTAACAGTGAGTATGAAGACTTAGCTCATTTTCAAGCAGGAAGATTCAATGACAGCAAAGAAACTTTAAATAAATTTATGGAAACAAAGGATTTTAATAAGTTTCAAGAGGAGGTAACTAAATTAGAGCTTAGAAAGACTCAAATGGATATAGTATATGACCCTGCATTAACTCTAGCAAAGATTAAATCTGAGATTGAACACAGAGTATCAACTTTAGATGTTAAGTTAGTTGTAGTAGATTACATAAACCAAGTTAAAAGATCCTCAGTCCCCAGTAGGCAAGGACAATATGATTGGACAGAACAAATAGAGGTAAGTAAGGCACTAAAACAATACGCACAAGATTATGAAGTATTGATTTTCTCTCCCTACCAAACCGATGCAACCGGCGAAGCACGCTTCGCAAAAGGCATACTCGATGCGGCTGATGCAGCCTTCGCATTGGAGACATGGACAAATAGTGATAGATGTATAACTTTCGATTGTAAGAAGATGCGTAATGGGCCAATGGACGATTTCACAAGTGAAATGGAGTGGGACACATTAAAAATAGGGCCGGGATCTGTAATGAATCCCAAGGACAAGGCAAAAATTAGAGAACAAATGTCAAGTGAAGAAGTGAACGAATTATGAAATCCAACGTAAAATTAGTAGATGTTATGGGAAGTGACTTAACTGTTGTGAATGCAGCAAGAGTCTCGTTCGCAAAAAGAATGTCACAATTTAAACCAGGACGAGACGATAAGCTTATACGATACTTGGCAAAGCATGGACATTGGACACCTTTTGGACACGTACAGTTGCAATTCTATATTCAAGCACCTGTGTTTGTAGCAAGACAATTAGTTAAACATCAAGTAGGCCTGGTTTGGAATGAGGTATCTCGGCGTTATGTTGATACAGAGGTGGAGTTTTATACGCCAGAGTACTGGAGAGAAAAGGCTGAAAACAAGAAACAAGGATCAAGCAAAAATGCTGTAAAGAACTATGCCTCTTGGGAAAATAAATATGATGTACTAATGACATGGACTAGAGATTTATACGAGGAAATGTTAGAGGGAGAGGTGGCTCCCGAACAAGCAAGAATGGTTTTACCACAAAGTATGATGACAGAATGGTACTGGACAGGTAGTTTAGCAGCGTTCGCAAGAGTATGTAAACTAAGAAATAGTGAAGATGCTCAAGCTGAAACACGTGAGGTAACTGCTAAAATAGCAGAGGCTATTGAAACTACACCAGATTTAATTATTTCATGGGGAGCATTAACAGATGACTGAATTTGAAGAAGCTTTAGAGATAGCATTACGCAGTGTAACAACTTGGGTTGTAATACCTTTAATAGTAGCTTTTATAATAGGCTTGATAATGACATGGATGTCTTAGAATTATTAAATAAAGAAGAGGTAGGATATACTCCGTCGGGGCAGGATTTTCTTATTAAATGTTTAAATCCTGAACATGACGATAGCAACCCCTCACTACGGGTGGATAGAATAACAGGAGTTATGCATTGCTTTAGTTGTGGGTTTAAAGGAAATGTATTTACACATTTCGATGCCCCAGGACTTTCAGCTAAAGACTTGAAGTTGAAGAGGATTAAAGATAAAATAGAGAATCGCAGAGTAGAAAACGTAGGGTTACAGATACCAGAAGCTGCGATGAGATTTGTGGGGACATTTAAGAATATCTCCCCTGATACTTTAAAAAAGTATGGAGCATTTACATACCATGAAAAAGGATATGCCGGTAGGCTATTGTTTCCCATAAGAGATGTTACGGGAAGGATAAATGCTTTTCTTGGTAGGGCAATGGAGCCAACTACTATACCTAAGTATATGATCTACCCTAGAGGGGCGAGAATGCCCTATTTTCCTCCGCTACCATATGTCTTAGAAGGAACTGTTATATTAGTAGAGGGTATATTTGATGCGTTGAATTTAATAGACAAAGGGCTAGAGAATGCCGTTTGTTGTTTTGGAACTAATAATGTAGACATATACAAGTTATCATTATTAAAAGTTTTAGGAGTAAAAGGTATACATATATTATTTGATGGAGACGAAGCGGGGCGTAAAGGAGCTAAGGCTACTTCCCTACTTTGTGAAGAATTAAATCTATCAACTAGTATAGTACCTATACAAAATAATATAGACCCTGGAGACTTACCTAGAGAAAGGGTACAAGAATTAAGGAAATATTTATATGGCTAGCATAGCTTTGGTGGAAAAAGTTTCTAGTAGAACTGATTTTATTAGACATTTTGAAAATGAATTTGAATTTGATCGTTATCAGTTGTGCTCAGATTCTAGCAAGAAAAAGATATTAAAAAGAGATGTTGATATAGATATTGACATTGATGGGTATGAGTGGATCATTCTTATCGGGTCAGAAGCATTACAACATTTTACAAAAGAAAGAGCAATTACAGAACATAGTGGTAGAATTATAAATGAGAAGTTTCTACCTATGATTAATCCTGCAATGTTAGCGTTTAAGCCTGAGGCGAGAAGATCTTGGGACGATTCAGTAGCGAATGTAAAGGATTATATTAGTGGTAAACTGAAACCAGTAGTGATTTCAACAGAAGACTTCTCTGGAATAACAGAGTCGGATGAGGCGTTAGAGTGGCTAAAGTATGCACGTTCAACTCCTTTTTCCTACATTGCAGTTGATACAGAAACTACAGGTTTGTTCCCTCGTGATGGGCATGTCCTAGGTATTAGCTTAGCCTGTGAGAGAGATAAAGGAGTATACATTGATGCTGATTGTGTAGATGATGATGTAGCTAAGGAAATGCAGGATTTATTTAATGAAAAAAGAGTAATAATGCATCATGCTAAATTTGACTTAGCAATGTTAGAGTATCACTTTAACTTTACTTTTCCAAACGTAGAAGACACTATGCTAATGCATTATGTATTAGATGAAACTCCTGGGACTCATGGGTTAAAACAACTGGCAATGAGACATACTAAGTATGGAAACTATGAGAAACCTTTATATGATTTCCAAGATGAATACTGTAGACGTAATGGAATTATTAAATCGGCTTTTACTTGGGATCTTATACCTTTCGATCTTATTAAAGTATACGCAGCAATGGATGCTGCTGTAACGTTTCTTATCTTTGAAATTTTCAGAGATGCTATAAAGAAAAATGATAAGCTTAAAAGAGTATACAGAGATATACTTATTCCAGGTATGCAGTTTCTAAAGGATGTACAAGACACTGGAGTTCCTTTTGACCGTAGAAGGCTGGAAGTAGCTCAGAACTTAATGGAAGAAGAAGTACAAACATCAATAAGCAGCTTATATAAGTACCCTGAGATTAAGATGTTTGAAAGAGCGCAAGGAAAGGACTTTAACCCTAACAGTACTTTACAGTTAAGAAAGTTATTATTTGATAGTATTGGATTGAAACCCACAGGTAAAAAGACTGGTACAGGACAACACTCAACAGATGCTGAAGTGCTATTAGAGCTAGGAAAGAAGCATGATGTACCACAGCATATTCTTGATATAAGACAGAAAAGTAAAATCAAGAATACTTATCTGGATAAAATTATACCACAACTGGATAGAGATTCACGTTTGCGTACTAATTTTAATCTACACAGTACAACTTCTGGTAGACTATCTTCTTCAGGGAAGTTGAATATGCAGCAGATTCCTAGAGACAATCCTATTATTAAAGGGTGTATTAAAGCTAA